CTACTTCTGCAACTATTTATGAGGCTACCAAAATTCCTGTGGCTTGCGTTTTCTCTGCAAACTTCTGTTTGCAATTTGCCCTTAATTTACGCAAGCTCACAGGTGCTAGAATAATAATTGCGTTAGACAATGATGAGTCTGGCGTAGGAGAGAAGAAGGCGCAAGAGTGCGTAAGGGCGGTCTCTAATGCGAGCGTGCGTTTGCCGAGCGAGATAGGAGATTACAACGATTTATATTTAAAACATGGTTTAGATAAGGTTAGATTGGAGCTTACTGAATCTAAATACAATATTAAAAAGTATGCCATTCGTAATCTAATAGAAAAGCCAGAGCCACAAAAGTTTTTGGTTGATTCTTTCATACCATTAGCAAAACCAGGTATCTTAGCCAGTTCTGGTGGCGTGGGTAAATCATTATCATTGATACAGTTAGCTATCTCTATTGCAAAAGGTGGTACTTGGTGGGGTAAACCAATAAAAGAGAATGGTAGTAGTGTTATATTTTGTGCTGAAGATGATTTAACTGAGATACATCATAGGATTGAGTTATTAGATCCAAAAGGCGAGCGTTTTAAACACAACAACGATGTCTATGTATTCCCCGTACCAGATCAAAAAGAGCCATTGATATTATTAAAAGAAGAAGGCATTACCGAACAAGCACAAGAGATAGTAGAAGAATTAAAAACCATAGATAACTTAAAATTAGTTGCTTTTGATCCACTACAAGCCTTTACAACTGCTAGCGTGTCACAAAGTAATGAAGCTGGACAGTTGTGGGGATCTTACTGCGCTATGATTAGTGCTAACATTGGTTGTACTACTCTTACTACCCACCATATAAATAAACAATCCATTACTAACGATAGTGATGATCCTTATTCACACAAAGCTGACATAAGAGGAGCATCATCAATTACAGACTCAGTTAGGTTTGCAATAAGTATGTGGATACCAAGTGAATCAGACGCAGAAGAACTCTGTGAACAAGCAAATATACCTTACGATAGACTAAGTGTGGTCAAGGCGGCCTTAGTGAAATCTAACTCTGGTAATGTGGATTACGGGGTGCAAACATTAATAAGAAAAGACGGAGTTTTAGAGCCAATAGACTCTATGCCAAGAACAGAATATGACATACATTTTTAGGAGGAGATTATGAATATAAATATATTGCAAGGAGACTGCATAGAAACATTACAAAAATTAGATGATAAATCTATTAATACTTGTATTACCTCACCACCTTATTGGGGTTTGCGTGACTATGGAGAAACAGATCAGCTTGGATTAGAAGATACGCCAGAAGAATTTGTTGAGAACTTGGTTAAAGTATTTAGAGAGGTAAAAAGAGTGTTGCGTGATGACGGAACTGTATGGCTAAATCTTGGCGATACATACTCATCTCACAAAGATTGCAAAAGCACGCCACAAAGTTTAGCCAAAGGGATGCAATCAGAGGTTGCTCATGTTATAGAAAAAGGCAGGTCTGTTAGTAGAAATACTAAAAAATTAAAAGCAGCAGGCTTAAAAAATAAAGATTTAATTGGTATTCCTTGGCGTGTGGCATTAGCTTTACAAGAAGATGGTTGGTATTTAAGACAAGATATTATTTGGCATAAACCAAATCCTATGCCAGAAAGTGTAAAAGATAGATGCACAAAGGCGCATGAATATATTTTTTTATTAAGTAAAAGCCCTAAATATTATTTCGATAATGAATCTATTAAAGAAGATGCAGTAGGGAATAGCCCAAATAATAAAAAACCTCATAAACATCAAGGTCAACCATTTTCAAGAACTAAAGAGAATTTAGTTAATATACAAGCAGTAAAAAAGCGCAACAAAAGATCAGTTTGGACTGTTACCACTAAACCATTTAAAGGCGCACATTTTGCAACTTTTCCTATGGATTTAATAGAGCCATGCGTTTTAGCTGGTTGTCCGGAAGGTGGAACAGTTTTAGATCCTTTTGGTGGTAGTGGTACAACAGGAATTGTTGCAGTCAACCATAATAGAAATGCAACATTATGCGAACTCAATAAAGAATATATTGAAATAGCCAAGAAAAGAATAGAAGAACAGGCTGGGATGTTAGCAAATGTTGAGGTACTAAAATGAACCAACATGCGACAAAAGTGGTAGCTGATAGCGACAAAAGTGGTATCTGCTTGCGTCAAGTTGTCGCATATATCCATAACATACTATGTTATAGGAGAAAAACGCTGAAGGCGTTTTCCTCTCCAGCCACGCAAGAGCGAAATGCGTAAGTTCGATAAGCGTAATAAAGATTATTGGTGGGTAGTGCCAAGCGAAGTCCCACGCATGCATGCAAGCGGGTTAGTGCCACTTGCGTGCGTGCAAGCACAAGAGAATTATTCAAAGATGCGTTCGTGCGTGTGGAAAATCTTTAGACGTGAATGCGGGCGTGAGGATTTAAGCGTGAGTGAGAAACTTTTACTTTGGTCTGTATGCGAAAGGTATAGGTTTGAAACTTTTAGCTCGCATGATGCAGTAACTTATTATGCCAAGATGATTGGGGTTAGTAGAAGAACTGCGGGTAGATCCATGAAGGAGCTGATTGAAAAGGAAGTGCTTTGGTGCGTGCTTGAAGGTAAGGAAGGCAGACTGCGTGTTAGTCAAGCGAGCGGGCGTAAGCATTATCTTTTGGTTGGCCTGGCGCATGAGTTAATGAGGTAGGGATTGTCTTGCGTGCGTGGAGTCTTGCGTGAGAGTAAGCATACGAGCGTTGAGGAGTCCAAATGAAAGGGGAGTGATATATACACGCCCGTAGCTTACTTGTTAATTATATACCCGATTAGTGCAGTTACCAATAGCATTAGTACGAATAAACCGCACAGGGATAAATAGATAAATATTATGGCTTCAATCATACCTCGTTGTTTGCGTGAATGTTAGTTGTTGTGATTTAATCAACTGCTCAACACGTTTATAAACTGTATCAAGATCATGGTTGTTTCCGTCCATGTCGAATTCAATAGTTACTTTGGTTGTTGGGCGAGCTGATCGCTTACCAAATATTTTATCAAAATTATCGTTAAATTTCTTCCTGTTATATGGTCTTACGTCATCTCCTTTACCTGTCATGGTTATTTCTCCTTAAATATAAATATTACCGCTATAAAATAGATTCTCTGCCATGAATTGTAATATCTCTCCTCTATCAGTAGTTTCATCTAGTCCGTAGATATCTGATACTGTAAAGATCTCATTTTCTAACAATCCTTTATTATCCATTTCAATTATTTCTTCGTGTAGCTTTTCTAAAGCTTGTTCGTTTACTTGGTTACTCATTTGTTTTTCTCCTCTCTTAAATATTCAACAATTAGTTTTTTATACATTGGCTCTTGCTTTAGATAGGGTAATAGTTGCTCTCTATCTTTTTTAGCTAATATCTTTAACAATTTTTCTAAAGGTGTATCTGGTCTTAAACCATATTTCATCTTTAGAATTTTAATTACCTCTGACGCACTCATAGAAGCTCTACCTCGCCTTCTTCAGACACTATTGCTAGGTTACTACCTGTTATAGTTTTAAGTAGCCAGAAGCCGTTAGAATTGCTCTTAGATTTTTTCTCGTTTGGCTCTTCTAATTCTCTCATATGGTTCATGCACTCACGCATAAAACATCTATACTTATGGTTTGCTTGATTAAAGTTCATTTTTTCTCTCCTCTCTTTGTTTTAAAGACCATATATTTTTATGTGAATCGCTACAAAATTGTCTAGGCCTACCTCTACCATAATTGATTTTTAAAGGTGTTCCACAATGTTTGCAGTATGTTTGTGTTTTTGTTGGTTTAAGATTAATTATTTTTACATCTAAACATTCTCTTATATCTATTAAATTATTTTGTACTACATAGTTAGCTATGTCTTTAGCTGTATCTAAAGCACATTGATAATAAGTATAGTAAGGATATATGACTTTTATTTTTTTGGTTAAATTTAACCTTACTTGATAGTCAAATTCATACTCCTTTATCGGCTGTTTTATAGCTGTCATTTCTCTCCTCTTTTAATATAAGTATATTTATTTGGATTCCATTCAGCGTCTAACAAATTTACTAAATGCCATTTTAAATCGCCTATATTTTGAATATCAGATAACCATAAATCATTGGTTTCATTTATTGTAGTTAACATTTGATCTAACTTATTTATATATCTAAATAGCTTGTCATATTCACTATTTGACATTTCTATAGTTATTTTATTTTTTAATATTTTAGTTTTCATTTCTTCTCCTCGCTCTCGCTTTTTTGTTGTTGTTCTCCCTAGTGGTTTGATTCTCGCCACTAAACCATTCATCTATTATTTTAGTTTTTAAATCGCCTAGTAATAAATCGGTTTTATTCTCAATTACTTGTATATGTGAGTTTTTAATTATGGTTGTTGTGTGTCTGTGGATTGCTTCCTCTCTAAATTTAAATTTATAACCATTCCCATAATAAGTAACTACGCCCTTAATTATTTCAGCTCTCATTTTGTTTGCTCCTCAAATAGATTAATTATTTCTTTTATTGGTTTTGCTTTTCGTTTTACTTCATAACTGCCGTCCTGGTATTCGCGGTCTATAAGTCCCGAATTAAACTCGCGTTCTAGGTAGCCGTCTTTTGCTTCTAAACATTTAATATTTTTAGCCCATTTCTCCGCTTTTAATCTCTTTTTTTGATACTCAACTAAGTCCTTGTATTGGCTCATTCTTGCAACTCCTCAATAATTACTGTTCCGCAACTTTCGTTGTATTTTTTCGCATACGCTTTGCGTAGTTCGTGATCTTCAACATCAATTAGAGTATCAATATCCGTGTTTGGGTAATCTTCCGTATCAATTACTTTTGTTAGCGTATAAGTGTCTTTAGCTATTAATTTAATATTCATTGTTATACCTCTAAATATTTTTCTATTAAATCTTCTGTAAATTTAAAAGCAATTTCTAAATGCTCATTATCGCTAGAAATATTGAATTCTTGTTTTAGTTCTTGTAAAGCAGAATGTATGCTTTCAAGTTTTATTTTATTAACTCTGTTTAAATATTCTTGATCGGTTTCTATATATGTTTTAATACTCATTTCTGTACCTCTCTTAATTTATTTAATGTTTCTTTTGCTTCTTGATAAAAATGCAAATCATCGGGCATACAGGTAGCTATTCCTTCTGCATAATCACAATTAAAACAATGATCTAAAGACTTGCTTTTATCTTGCATATTTCTATTAAAATTAATATCTGCACTCCCACAACTAGCACAGACTTCTATTCCTTCCTCTACTATTTCTGTATATGTATAGTTACTCATTCTTGCACCTCTTCCAAATCCCCTAAATGACTTTTACCTTCAACAATTTGTTTTATTTGGTCTGATAGCCAATATATTGAGCAATAAGGATTATTTTTATTTGCTTTGCATAAACTAATTATTTCTTTAATCATTTCCTCTTTACTCATTTCTGCACCTCTACTATATCGCCTTTACTTTTGGCTCTTTGTTTAATTGCTTCTATCCTTTGCTTATCGTTGGTTATATGTACGACTGCACCAGGTTTGCTTTTATTGGTTATTATTAGTTTCATTTGTTTACCCCATATTTATATTTTCTATTAAGCTGTAAAGCTTTTAAATTGTTTGCATAAGTATCTATAACATCATTTGGATAATCATTTTTAATAGCATGGTTTAAAATGCTTTTATGTTTGTTTATCTCTTGGCTAAGATCGTTTAAAGTCTTTGATTTATCTATATTATAAAAATACATTATTTCTCCTTATCGTTTAGTATTAGCGCTACGCCATAAAGACATATCGCCATAAAGATTAATATTGGTAATATTTGCAAGTCCATTATCTTTCCTCGCTGTCTCTTTCTACAGTAAATGTTGCTACAGCATTTCCGTTAACGTCGTTTGATTTACCATAATCACTTATTTCAATTCTTGGTAATATGTTTTTTAGTATTTTCTCAACTTCTGAATATTCAAAAGTTGGTTTTTCTGAGTCCTCGCAATAATTCCAAAAAGCGGAATTACCTGTGTCTATATCTATAGTTATTTTCATTTATGCTACCTCCTCTAATAAAATATTATCAATATCAGTTATTAATTCAGCGTTGAGCTGTTCTAGTTTTTCAAGTCCTATATTCTTTTTTAACCAATATTGAACTTGTGAGGGTTTAAGATCATAATCAATGGCATTAAATTCTAAAAATGCCTGAATAATAATTGATCTTTTTTGTTTGTAAGTATTGGCGGATATATAACGCGTTGAATACTTATTAAAATATTCTTGCCCGTAATCGCCATTTAAAAACATAGTAAAATATCTTCTTACTACATGATTTGGATTTTTTAATAACTCGTCAAAGTCATTAAAGTCAGTTTTTAATTTATTTATATTTTTCATTTGGTTTATCTCCTTTAAATAAAATTAATATATATCACTCTTACTATTATCCACACAAATAAACACATTTCAACAAAAATACATAAAAATATTTAATTAATTTACAAAAAACGGATAAAAAAGCGTTAAAAAGGCATAAAAGAGCTATAATTAATCGGATTATGGAACAAAAAACGAAAGGAAAACCAGGCAGAAAAAAGATTATTATAGATGCTGAACAAGTAGAAATGTTGGCGTCACAGGGCTTAGGGATCATGGATATTTGTAGAACTCTCGGTATTGGTTGGGATACATTCAATAAAAACAGAAAGCGTAAAAAGGAAATTTCGGACGCATTAGAGAGAGGAAAAGCTAAAGGAATGAAGGTTGCTACATTTAAATTAATGGAACAAATACACGAGGGCAACTTCCAAGCAATACAATTCTATTTAAAAAATAGAGCGCCCGATGATTGGAGCGACCGCCAAGAAGTAAATCACAATATAAATCTCAAAGACGCACTCAGCCACGCACAGACACGCATGAAAGTTATTAACCATCAAGAAACAGAACAACTGTCACTAAAAGATGTTGATAAATAATCCAGGCACGCGTGCAAGCATGCACGCAAGCGCGCTTTTCTGTGCGTTTATGCAAGATATGAATTTTACCCCCCCCTTTGCGTGTGCGTGGGTGGTGCGATATATATATACACTATGCAGAAATTTTTTTAGGTAATTTTTTTAAGAGGAGAAAAATATGATTCCATTTCCAAACAAAAAGTACAACATTATATATGCTGATCCACCTTGGCAATTTAAAACTTATTCTGAAAAAGGCAAAGAAAAAAAATCCGCTGAAAATCATTATGACTGCATGAACATAGAAGATATATACGATTTACCAGTACAAGACATTGCAGATGATGATTGTGTGCTTTTGTTGTGGGTAACTTACCCTTTGTTAAAAGAAGGATTGCAAACAATAGAGGAATGGGGATTTACTTATAAAACGTGTGGGTTTAGTTGGGTAAAAAAGAATAAAAAAGCAGATAGTTTCTTTTGGGGTTTAGGTTATTGGACAAGAGCAAATAATGAGATATGTTTGTTAGCAACTAAAGGTAAACCAAAAAGAGTTTCTAAATCAGTTCATCAAATTATTTATGAGCCTATTGATAAACACTCAAAAAAGCCAGGTGTTGTAAGAGAAAGCATTGTAGAACTTTGTGGTGACTTACCAAGAATAGAATTATTTGCAAGAGAAACCTTTGATGGTTGGGATAGTTGGGGTAATGAAGTATGAAATACAAACCAGAAGAAGAAAAGCTATTGATGACCGAACTATGGTCGCCTGTTATTAAAGATAACCCATTAAATTTCGTCAAATTCGTGTTTCCTTGGGGAATGAAGGACACCCCCCTCGAAGAATTTAAAGGGCCAAGAAAGTGGCAAGAAAAAATTTTGCGAGAAATGACAATACACATTCAACGTAATGGTATTAAAGATTTACCAGAGATGTTTAGAATGGCGGTAGCATCAGGTCGTGGTATTGGTAAATCAGCTTTGGTTGCTTGGATTATTTTATGGATGTTATCAACCAGACTAGGATCAACAGTAATTGTCACAGCTAACACAGAACAACAGCTAAGAAGTAGAACATGGGCTGAGCTTGGTAAATGGCTAACTCTATCTTTAAACTCTCATTGGTGGTCAAAAACCGCAACCACCATAAAACCAGCAGCTTGGTTTGACGAGGCGTTGGAGAGAGACTTAAAAATAGATACAGGTTATTACTATGCACAAGCACAGTTGTGGAGTGAGGAAAACCCAGATGCGTTTGCAGGCATCCATTCATCTTACGGTGTATGTTTAATTATGGATGAAGCATCGGGTATTCCCGCTCCTATTTATTCTGTATCAGAGGGATTCTTTTCTGAGCCAACCCCAAATCGTTTTTGGTTTACCTTCTCAAACCCAAGAAGAAACCAAGGGCCATTCTATGATTCATTCCACAGCGCAAAAGCATTTTGGAAAAACGAACAGATAGACTCACGCACGGTCGAGGGAACTGACAAAGACCTCTTTACCAAAATGATTGAGCAGTACGGAGAAGATTCTACTGTTGCGCGCGTGGAGGTGATGGGCGAGTTTCCAACCGCAGATGATGATACTGTCATACCTATGGAACTAATCAAAAGCGCAGTTGATAGAGATGTTGCACTCGCAGCTAGTGAGCCAATCATTTGGGGACTAGATGTAGCAAGATTCGGTGGTGATAATTCCGCCCTATGCGTGCGTCAAGGAAACCATGTATTAGAAATACAATCATTCCCATCTATGGACTTGATGCAACTGTGCGGTGTGATTAAAAATCGCTATGATGATGCAACTGCAATAGAAAGACCACAAGAGATACTCGTTGATGTTATTGGTTTAGGCGCAGGCGTAGTTGATAGACTAGCCGAGCAAAACTTACCCGTGCGTGGGATCAATGTCGCAGAAGCACCATCTACGAAAAAGAATTATTTAAACTTGCGTGCGGAGCTGTGGTTTGCAATCAAAGATTGGCTCTCACATAGAGATTGCAGATTACCAGAAGATAGTGAATTAGAAGCAGAACTTGCTTCCCCCTTATATAAATATACTTCTAGTGGTAAAATAAAAATTGAAAGCAAAGACGAGATGCGTAAACGAGGTATCAAGTCACCAGATAAAGCAGATGCACTTGCA